ACATCTTAGCTGGTAGGCTGCCCACCCCTCAAAGGGGAATGTGGTCGTGCATCGGTCACTCCAAGTGACTACGATTTCATTCGACTGGTTAGATAGTAGGTAAAGCATCTTAAAGGTAAATGTATCACCGAAGCGAATGATACAAATCCATCCGCTTTGCTCCCCAATAATCGATGTTAAATTCCGTTTCGATTGTTTCTTTTAAATTAGCTGCCAAGGTCAAACGCAAGTCCTTTTCGTGGATTAAAGTTTTGATATACTTGTGCCAATCTTTACTCCTTGCCTCCCGAACTAAAAAGCCATTTAAGCCGTGGTCGATTATAGTGTTATAAGGGTAAACATCGGAAGCAATAATAGCCTTACCCATTGTGCCAGCTTCGACCAATTTTAACTCACTCTTGCAGCGGTTAAAGGTCGTATCCCTCAAAGGCGCAAGGCAAACATCCACAAAGTTATACCCTCCGACATAAGAGTAGATATCCGCAGCTTCTATTCTGCCGTAATTCTCTTGCTTGCCGTTGCTTGTAAAAACTCTCTCATACGCTTCGTACATTGGGTTTTCGTTCCAGCCTCCTAAATACAGCCTATACAAGCCGTTTAACGAACGATCGTCTGCAAGGATACCCATACCCGATTCCATTAGAATAATGTCCTCATAGTGCTGTGCGCCACCAAACCAGCCAAACCTAACAAACTCACTTGGTTCGGGTTTAGACTTGTACTGCTCGTAACCTGAAAAGGTGCAATTCGGAATTACTGAAACATTAGGATTTAAAATAGATACCTTTTCTTTTAGATAGGCATTGGTGCAGATAACGTGGTCAACTACCCTGATGTGGTCACGGATTATATTGGAGATATTCTTTTCTCTATAAAGAGAATACATCGGATGACCTGATTCCAATACCCAATAATCGTCAAGGTCGAGAATCAAAGTCACATTAAACTGGTTACATTTATCCCTAAGCCATTTAATTTGTTCGGGTGTTTCGCCCCACATCCTACTCACTAAAACGATGTCCATCTGCTCGAAGGATTCATCGGAGATTCTAAAGGGGTCAGGTGCTGAATAAAACGTAAGACCTTTGTACGCTGCATCTAAGTGAGCGTGGGGGAGTTCCAATCGGTAAAGTGCCGAACCCGTACTTTGTACGTTGTGTATTAGTGCTATTTTCATTGTCGTTAATAAAGTCACCATGTTGTCGTTTAGTAGTAAATGTATAAACACAAAAAAAGGCGCACCCCGTAGGATGCGCCCGTGCTTGATTAACGACAACGAAGCACTATGCGTTAGTAAGAGCAGGAATGATGCTGGCTAATACGCTAAACATCGGCTGTTCTTCCATACCAGTAAAGGTAACATCAAAGCCATTGCGGTCACCAAAAGCGGTACCACTTTGACCAGTACCAGCAGATAACTCCAAACCATTACGGCTTCCGAGCATCCAGTTGTTACCATTTCTATCAGTTACAATTGCAATCAAACGATTTTGACCTAAAAGGCGCAGTTCGTTGCGAAGTGCAGCGGTCATCTTGTTTAAGATAACCTGAAGGTCTTGCTGATAGAAAATCGTGCCGTTCTCCATAGAAGGGGTAACGGTTTCAGTAAATTGTGAGGTTTGCTTGGTTAAATCGTACTTCCAAAACTTGGTAGAACCTGAAGTGGTAATGCCTGAAACGACATTTCCGCTTGTTACTGCGATACCAGTTACGTTAGCAAATTCAATGAAACGAACCTCCTTAATGCCACCGACTGAATCGCGACATCCTAAAGTATATCCTTGTGTCAATGCACAGCTCATATTTGTATTTATTTAAGAGGTTAGTAAAGGGGAGGTGTTACCCTCCCCATTGAATTAGGCTAAGATGAAGTTTACGATTTCAGTTGCGTATGCAAACTGAACACCAGCTTTGAACTCGGCAACGTAACGCACCTCGTCAGCTTCTTTTGCGAAGAAGATTTCAAAACGCTCGTCCTCGTTCAACAAATCCGTTCCGAAGAACATATTGCTCAAACGCATAGCGAAGATGCGGTTTGTTCCGTTCAAGCCATTCAAAGCAACAACGGTTACGTTTGTACCAGGAAGAACTACTTCGCCTGCTGCATCAACGCTCGGGTTGTAATGGAACAAGTTCAAGTTAGTCAAGTTAGCAACCAACTTACGGAATGTGTCCCAACCGCAAACGATTTTCAAATCCTCTTTGTCCAAAATGGTTGTAGGGATTTGGTTGTAAACACCCTGCATAACTGCGAAAGCGTTAGCGTTAGTGATACCTGAAACAGCACCAGTGTTACCTGATACGGTAGAACCTGAAGCAGCGTTGATTAACTTGATGAAACCATCAAACTTGTTCGTGTTTGCGTTGGTGTTACCTGAAGCGGTATCGCCCTGCCAAATTGCAGTTTCGATTTGCTCGGCTGTCTTACCAGCTTTCAACTCTGCGTACTGCTGCTCGAAAGGAATAGATGTGTAACGGCTGCCGATAGGAAGCTGCGTTTGCATCCAATACTCTTCGAGTTTCTTAGGGCAGATAGCCTCGTTCACTTTGATGCGACCAACGGTCAAGCTACGGTTGCTGAAGGTAGTTGTACCTGAAGCTGTAAAACCGCAGTTGTCACCGCTTTGGAATACCGCATCGGTGTCCATAAGGTTAACTGACTTTGAAGATTTGATACCGGTCATCGGTGTCAAAATAGATGCGCTTTTTGCGCTGAACAATGACTTCACTACAAGTGGAAGCGATTGTTGCTCGGTGTAAACGGCTAAGTTGCCAAAATTGTATGCCATGATTATTTAGTTTTTAAGTTTTTAAGGATTGATGCAACTTTGTTTAGGTTGCCTACTTCGTCTTTCTTGAACTGACCGAACATTACTTTTTGCTCTTTTACGGTTGGTTCTTCTGCGAGTGCTTCGATAAGTGCAAACATTGACTTCTCACGCTCTTGTCCAGCCATCATCTTCTTTTTCAGCTCTACAAGTTCGCTTGCCATTTCATCCAGCTTGTCCATGATCTCGCCAACTACTTCGGTTGAAATAGCAGCTACCACTTCGGCTGGCGCTTCAGGTGCAATAGTTTCTACCGCAGATACGATTTCTTCAACCGCTTCTGCTGGTACTTCTTCAGCTTCAACTACCATTGGGGTAATTGATTCGATTACTCCGTTTGCAACAACGATTGTTCCGAGTTCAGGAATAACGTGTTCGCCCGTTGCATCGAGGGGGTTTCCATCGGCATCTAAAAGAGTTACAGCAGTACCAACTACTGGTTCTCCTTCGATACGCACAGTCAATTCACCGAGCATATAGTCAGCGAATTTTAAAGAGGCTTGCTCGAAAGCTGCTCTTAGTGTTTGCAATTTTTCAAGGATGTTCATTGCTTATAAATATTAAAGTTTAAATTGTTTGCAAAAAAGGTCAATGGCTTTTTCCAGGCGGTGCATCTCGACTTCGATGGCATCTTCTACTTTCTCCATGCCAAACATCCCCTCAACCGAAAAGCCTTTGAATTTCCCAGTAGTCACAAAGGCATCCCATACCTCGTTGTTATCTACTTTGTAAGAACCAAACCAGCTTCCATCGGTTACGTCCTCAAAGCCTTTAGGTGGGTTGATTCCACGCTCTCGGTCTATAATGTAACTCTCAAACATAAACACGCCTTCGATTGGCGTTTGGTGATAAGCGTTTACGTTTTGGGTAGCGTTCTGCTTAAAGAACTTCTGCACGATTTTATAAACGGTGTCCTTATCAAAGACAACCATATACTCGCCCATCTTGGAATCGTTTCGGTAGATAGGCACATCGGCTAACATCAAAGCACCCGAAATAACTCTTTTAGCGGATTCTTTGAACCTTTGCTTTTGTGAGAATGCCTGAAAGTTTCTTTCGATTGCTGGCATATCGGTCAGCGCAACGTAATCAACGCCCTCGCTTTCCTCGTCTATTGTCAGTTTGTAAAGGGGTAACTCCATGCCTTAAAATGTAGAATAAGGCTAAGTATGCAAAAACCCCGTACATCTCTGCACGGGGTCAAACCTAAAATTATGAAAAGCTAATATAATTATATTCCTGCAAAATCCCTCAACATATTTCTTCTGCTTGATGAATTTTCAATATCTCTGTCTAATACATACGCCCTTAACGGCTGCTGACCTTGACCTTGTGGATTCGACTGTCCAGTTGGCGTGGTAGCTGTTACGTTCGGATTGAAAGCAGCAGGAGGTAATTGACCGCCTCCGCCTCCAGCAGCAGGTGCGCTTACGCTTGAACTACTTGGTGCGCTTGTGCTTTGGAATGTTGTTTTCCTAATCTTTACCACGTTAGCCAAGCCAGCAGTCAAGGCAATACCAGCCTCTACAAACTGCGCACCAGTTGCTAACTTGATTGGGTTGCCACCAGCAGTTAAGGCGTTGTTTACCGCAAGAAAGGTAGATATTAACGCTTGTGCTATGCTGAATTTCTTGTTCGCCTCAAACGCTTTCTTTTGGTCTTTTTCGCTTTGCCCTAAACTTGCCGTGTATAAAGACGTCAATGCGCCTAATGCTTGCATCGTCATTTCAGCAGTCTTAACCATAAACTGCTGGCGGTTTTCAAACTTGGTCTTTTCAGTTGCGGTTAGTATTTCTACATCCTTAGCAGCATCCATTTGCTGCATCATTCGTGCCGTGTTTTGAGTAAATAGCTGCAACTCTATTTCTGCAACTCCACTTGTTCGCATTAACTCCAGCATCTGTTGACGCTGCAAAAGGAAATCTTCACGCTCCCTTTGGTAGTCGGTCAGTCTGCTTCTGCGTATCTCGTTTTGAATAGCTGCAAGTTCTTGCGCTGCCTCTCGTGCTGCGGTTACTTTTTCATCCTCTGCATCTATGGCTATTTGGTCAACTGCCTTTTGATCCTCGGCTGCCTTTAGGCGTTCTGCTTTTGACTTTTCGATTGCAGCCTTTTCAATTTCCGCACGTTTCTTTGCAGCTTCTTTTGCAGATTCAATGCGCTTGGCTTCTTGGGCAGCAGTAAATAAAGTCAATTCCTCCTCGGCTTCTGCTAATCCTTCGCCAGTTTCTTTAGCTAACTGAATGCGTAATTCAGCCAAACGCTTTTCAATGAATGTAGTGTTTGCGCCTGCTGCCTCTAATAACTTTTGCTGCTTTTCTAAGTCAGCGATCATTTGCTTGGTCGCTGCTTCCGATTCGCTTGGTATTACTCCAATCGCTCTGCCTAAGCTGGTAAAGCCATCCGAGATATATCCAATGACTTTTGTAAGCATCGGTGATCCGCTAATAAAGTCGGTAACAGCCTTTGTAAGTTTACCCCAATTAGCAACCAGTGCGCCAATCGCAACTACGGCTGCACCTATTCCAGTAGCAGCCAATGCAATTCTAAACAGCTTTAGTGCGCCAGTTGATGCACCTACTACTACATTATAAGCTGCTGTCCTTGCTGTCAATAAGGCTTGTCCTGCTGCGCTTTCTTTTCTTAGCAACTGCACAGCTTGCTCCGTGCCTTGTAATAAAGCCAGCGATGCTTGCACCTTAACGAGTGCTTCTTGCAGTTCCTCGTTGCCTTCAGCAAATAAAGCAGCCGTGCCTTGTGCGATAGCAAAGCCAGCAGCGATGCCTTGAACAGCACCGGTAAAGACTTCAATCTTGTTTGCGCTTTTGCCTAAACCATCAACCGTTTGTTCAACCGATTCAATCTTTCCCTTTAACGCACCAGCTTCAACAGCTAACGCCCTAAACTCCTTTGAGCCTTGCTTTCCAGCCATAGCCAAATCGAGCATCGCCTTCTTGGCTTCGGTCAGCCTTTCCTCCGCAGACTTTAAAGCGGTTGTGGTTTGACCTACATCGGTCGTGACCTTTAGTGCTATTTCCTTTTGTACGTCTGCCATTACTGAATATTGTTAGGAGTTACTATTTGTGGTTTCATTTCGCCAAGCACTAAAGTAGACGAGTCAAAGAAGGTGTTAACCTCTACTGCGCCAGTCGCTGGTTGTGCAAGATTAAGGATTCTGCGAAGGATTGCTGTGCATTTTTGAGAGCCTCCGATGGTGTAATCTCTTACCTCCAGCAACCTAAAGAGAATGCCTTCGATATAGATAGGCTTTCTAAAGTCTAATTGGTAAATATCAACGGGATCAAGTATTACCGGTACTTCAATTTGCAAGGATTCCTTTGATGTGGTTTCCTTAATGTAGTTCAGCCAAAAGGTGTTAAATAGGTTTCTATTATCGTAGTCCTTAAAACCAGCACCATCAATCACTTTAAAGTAAAGATTCTTTGGCATCCCGAAAGCAAGGTCAAAGGTTGGTGCATAGGGGTTGTCAATATGAGCAATTAAAGGCAATGATGTAAACTGCGCAAAGGTTGGTGTATAATCTAAAAGCATTGACCACGCAGCCGAAGATGGAATAGCTACATAATTGAATTGCGCTATTCGATAGCCAGTCGCCCTTTCCTTTGGTTTGTTGTTTGAATCTATATCGAAAGTCCTACCGATAGGCAATCCCGAACGGAACGAAGCAGGGATAACCGTAGCACATTTGGTTTCCACCACTTGCTCGCCTTTTGCGTAGTAGTTGTCAGTTTCAAATATCCGAGAGCCGTAACCCTCCGAAAAGGTGTCATTGTACAACTTGCCCAAAGCATCGCCCGAATCTCTATATTTAAAAGTGATTTGCTTTCTTGCTTGTGGATCACCCATCTGCAAAAGGTGCTTGTCGGTATTGTCAACCTTCATTGTCCAATCAACGCTACCGCTTGTATAAAATGTATTAAACGGCTCAATGTAAATAAGGTCGGGGTCGGTAGGAGATTGATAAAAGTAAAGGTTAAACATCTTTTGCAAGTCGCTCAACAAATCGGCTTGCGTAATGTCGGGAGGTAAAGCACGAACCATATCAGCAGCTAAGTTTGCGCCTGCACTCTCGGTGCAAATCATTGTGATTTTAGACTTTGCTTCTATTTGTATTGGGTAGTCATTAGGAATGCTAAAGAAAAACGCTCGTAAATCTATGACTTGATTTGGCTCTAACCTTACTACTCCCTGAAATTGAAACTTTTTAGTTTGTAATGGCTGTATAAAATCAACCACGGTGTCTTGCAGGGTTTCATTTATAGGCAATCCAGTAACCGAATCGCAAATGGCAAAGCCTATTTGAACAACTCTATTTGCTAAGTTTTTTAAGGTAAATTCATAGTTTACAGTCCAAGTGCTGTAAAATGCTACGTTTGTAAATTGATAAGTAGTATCATCCCAATACCCTTGTGGGTCGGTAATAACCGTGTCAAATGGAAATACACCGCTGTAATAAAAGTCGCCTAAATAATTCCAATTAGCAGCACCAGGCTCTCCACCAGTCAATTCGCTGCCTTCCATTATGCTGTTTTCACCGCTTAAATCATTCTGCAACATCGCACCGCCAGCGTAAGGAATAACCAGCTTTTTAAAATTAGCTGTGTTAAAAAAAGCAGATTCGTACCGATACCCACTTTGAGCAAATATTAAATCCACCATTTGCTTGACGTAAAACGATGGCACAAGCTGAATGTAGGGGATAAGCAAAGAAATGCCAAAGAAACTTAAAGCAGAAGGAAGAACGTCAGTATATCCGTAGCCATCCAAGAAGCCGTAAACGTAACCGCTTCCTGCTGGTGCTACCCACGTTCCGCTAACTACTGATGCACCTGATACCGTATGATTAAACCCACTCACTCCAACGGTAGCTGCCAGCTTGGTTTCGTTTATCTGCCTGAAAAAAGCTATCTCCTCCGAGTATATTCCTACTTCGTAGTTGATTTGCTCATTCATCTTAGTTATACTAAGTAGCTGCAAAGTACCCGTAAAGGTTTGGATGCCCTCGTTCCATAGCGTACACCTAATTCGTTTATTCGGAGTAAAGCCACCGACAAACGATTGGATATTATAGGCGTGACCGAAGGCTTGGTTGTTCGCACCAGTACCGGGAAGGGTAATAGTCTTGCTGAACGATCCCCTCCTTTTGGTTACATCTTGGATGTCTTGAACGGAAAAGGTCAAGCTAATATCTACCTCATCGCAGTCCAAAACATACGGAACTTCTGCGTTTTCATCGTTAAGCGGATAAATGATTAACGTACTCATATGACGTTGTTTTTATAGGCTATCTTAACTTCGACTTGTAGCTGCTGGAGTTTGTCCTGCGGTCTTGTGTGGAACGTGAATGATGAGGTATTTACGATTGCCTCTACCAACTCCGAATTAATTTGCAGATAGACTTGTGGTGAGTAAATCAACTCACTCATCCAGTTAGCATCTATTAACCAGTCGCTGTTTAAGGTCATTACCTCCTCAAACTGCCCTGAGTAAATGGTTTCAGCTACCTTAGTGCCGTAAATGTTTTGATTCTTACCGAAGGTCTGCTTGGTCATATTGCCTACCTTCTTGTTTTTCATCGTAAAGGTATAGCCATCAAAGCCCCCTAACGAGTTCTTGAAAAACAACCTCTGCGGTACAAACCGCTCGCAGCTTTCAAACTCATAAGCAATCGTGTAGGCTTCGGTCGTTCTGCCTTCGCTGTAATAATCGGTCACGGATGGCTTTAGATACTTAACCGAAACGGTGTAATTTCCATCGCTGTAAAAGTCAACTAAGCTATCAAAGATGTCAAAAGCACAAGGGTTGGATTCACTTACTGCACCATCGGCTGTCGCTCTTGCGTTATAAAAGTCGTATTCCGCTTGATTGTCCCAAGCACCCATTTGGTAGCTGCCTACTTTACCATCCGAGGTTTGACCGCTTGTCAAAGAAAAGATACCAGCAAGACCAGTATTCCACATTCCATCTAAAGGATCGCTTACCACTAAACCCGATGTAACCGAAAAGCTACGCAGGTTGTTTGTTATTACTACTTGCCCCGAAGGAACAACGGAAAGGATGCTAAAAAGAACCGATACAAAGTCATTCTCACCTAATCTAATCTTGCGGTCTGATGGCTGCTTTGATAGTATCTTAGCCGTGCTGCCTGATGTGTAATAACCGCT